TCTTTCCTTATCAGTATGATGTGTTAGATGAGTACGCTCAACATGACTATAATGTCATCTTAAAATCTCGTCAGTTGGGTATATCTACCCTAACAGCTGCTTACTCATTATGGATGATGTTGTTTAATGCAGACAAAAATATCCTATGTATTGCTACTGCAAAGGATACGGCAAAGAACTTGGTAACAAAAGTTCGTATCATGTACGAGGGATTACCACAATGGTTAAAAACTGCTATTGTTGAAAACAACAAACTATCACTTATCTTTAAGAATGGTAGTCAGATAAAAGCTATTGCCTCTAACGAATCAGCTGGTCGTTCAGAAGCTCTATCTCTACTAATATTAGATGAGGCTGCTTTCATAGACAAGATTGATACGATATGGACTGCTGCTCAACAGACACTTGCTACTGGTGGTAAGTGTATTGCTATATCTACACCAAATGGTGTTGGTAATTGGTTTCATAAAACTTGGATGGATGCTACAGATGGTTTAAATAAGTTTAATACTGTTAAACTTCATTGGACAGACCATCCTGAAAGAGACCAGAGTTGGAGAACCGAACAAGACCGAATACTAGGACCAAGTAAAGCTGCTCAAGAATGTGATGCTGACTTTCTAAGTTCTGGTCGTTCAGTTGTCGATCCTGCTATATTAGAGTGGTATAAAGAAAAGGTGTGTTGTGAACCAAATGAAAAGAGTGGGTTTGATAGAAACCTTTGGATATGGGATTATCCAGATTATAATAAGAATTACTTAATATCAGCTGATGTAGCTCGTGGAGATGGTACAGACTACTCAACTGCACAAGTTTTTGATATAGAAGAGATGGAACAAGTTGCTGAATATAAAGGTCAGTTAGGAACAACCGAGTTTGGAAACTTCCTCATAGAACTGGCAACTAAGTATAACGATGCTTTACTTGTTGTGGAAAATAACAACATAGGGTGGGCAACTTTACAAACTATCATTGATAGAGGATATGAAAATCTTTTTTATCAAGAAAAGAATCATCTCATTGTAGATGAGGATATACAACATACAAATAGATACAGAAGTATAGATAGAAATAAAATACCTGGTTTTACTACAACTATGAAGTCAAAACCATTAATTATTGCTAAGATGGAAGAATATACTCGTGAAAAGATGGTTAAAATAAAATCTACACGATTAATTGATGAACTTTTTGTATTTATATATAAGAACAATAAAACACAAGCATTAGAAGGATATAATGATGACCTTGTTATGTCTTATGCTATTTTATTATGGATTAGGGATACTGCAATTCGTATTCAATCAGAACGAAATGAATTTCAAAGTAGTTTGGTTGGAGCAATAGGAAGTTTGAATGGAAACTCAGCAGTAATGACATCAAATAATGTTCCAAAAAATAATCCATATAAAGTAAAAATTAATGAAAATGAAGAAGAAGATTTAACTTGGCTATTGGGGTAAAACATGGCAGATAATATATTTACAAGACTTGGTAGATTATTTCAATCAAATGTAATCATCAGAAAAACAGATGATGACCGTTTGGTGGTAAAAGATTTAGACTACTCACAAACAAGTTTGACATCAAATTTTATTGACAGATACAATAGAATGATACAAAATACTTATTCGAATCCGTATAGCACTGCTCAAAATAGAAGGGCTTCATATGAGATAAGAAAACATGATTTGTTTAAAGATTATGAGTTGATGGATCAAGACCCGATTATTGCTTCTGCTCTTGACATATACTCAGATGAATCAACAGTTGATAATATTGAGGGTGAAATTCTTAAAGTAAAAAGTGAGAATAATCAAGTTCAAAAGATTTTACACAACTTGTTTTATGATGTTATGAATATAGAATTTAACTTATGGAGTTGGATTCGTAATATGACCAAGTATGGTGACTTTTATCTTCAGTTGGATATCGTAGATAAGTACGGAGTGGTAAATGTAAAACCTATATCTGCTTATGATATCACACGATTAGAAGACCACGATCCTAAAAATCCACAATTAATTCAGTTTGAAATTGAAGATAATAAAAAAGAAATAAAAGAAAATTATGAGGTTGCTCATTTTCGTGTTTTATCAGACACAAACTTTTTACCATATGGGCGCTCAATGTTAGAGAACGGAAGAAAGATATTTAAGCAGTTGACTTTGATGGAAGACGCTATGTTGATTCACAGAATTATGAGAGCGCCCGAAAAAAGAGTTTTCAAGATTGATGTTGGTAATATACCACCAAGAGAAGTCGAACAATTTATGCAAAAAATCATCAACAAGATGAAGAAGACACCTGTCATTGACCAAAATACAGGTGAGTATAACTTAAAATATAATGTAGAGTCAGTTACCGAAGATTTTTTCCTACCTGTTCGTGGTGGAGATAGTGGAACACAAATTGATACGTTACAAGGTCTTTCTAACAACGACCAAATAGAAGACATAGAATATCTTAGAAACAAGTTGATGGCTAGTTTGAGAATACCAAAAGCTTTCTTAGGATATGAGGAAGGTTTGAGTGGTGGTAAAGCTACACTTGCTGCTGAAGATGTTCGTTTTGCTAGAACAATAGAAAGACTACAGAAAATTATTATTAGTGAATTGACTAAGATTGGTATTGTCCATCTTTACTCACAAGGATTTGATGATTCTGATTTAATTGATTTTACATTAGAACTACAGAATCCATCGATGATTCACGAACAAGAAAAGCTTGAACTACTAAATCTACAGATAGAAGCAGCTGAAAAGGCTATGGACAGTAAATTATTTTCAAGAAAGTGGGTTTATGATAATATATTTGATTTTTCAGACGAGAAACAAACTGGTATTTATGAGGGAATTGTAGAAGACATGAAACAAAAATTTCGTTTAGAGGCAATAGAAACAGAGGGTTCAGATCCTGCTAAAGAACCACCAGAAGAAGAAGGTGATGAAGACTTAGATCCAAACCAGCAACCGAGAAAAGGTAAATGGGGTGGTAGTGAAAAAGATCCTTTCAAAGATACGGAAACGATGAAAGATAAATATGGACATGAAAGTCTAAAAGATGTCGATAGGTCATACGGAAAAAGAGAATTTAAAGGTAAATCACCTCTTGCCACATCAAAAGCTAGTACAGTAGTTGCTCGTGAGGGTATATTAAAACAACTTAAAGATAAGTTTCCTAAAAAGAAACCATCTATGTTGAGTGAAGATAACATAATAAAAGAGTAATTTACTACTTTATCTAAATTCTGTTATATTTATATATGAATAATTGTATCAAAATACTTTGGAATATTATATGAGCAAATTTAAACATAGTAAACTAAGAAACACAGGACTATTATTTGAGTTCTTGTTGAGACAAGTAACGGTAGATGTCTTGAATAAAAAAAAGGAGTCTCCAGCTCTTAAAATTATAAAAAAGCATTTTAATGAACATACTGAGTTAGGTAAAGAGTTGGCTTTATACAGTTTAGTAATGACTAAGAAATTTAAATCAGACAAAAAAGCTGATTTTTTCTTATCAGAAGTTATTAAACAAAGGGGACTTTTAAATAATGCTACATTAAGAAGAGAGAAATACAATACGATTGCTGCTATAAAAGAATCTTATGATGTAAATCAACTATTTAGTTCAAAACTTCCAAATTATAAAGTATTTGCTTCTACATACAAGTTGTTTGAAGGTATAAATGAGATGGGTGCTGATGAAAAAACTGAGAGTTATTTCATTGTGATAGAAAATGTAACTACATTAAATCATAAAAAAGAAAAATCATATGTGCCGTCCGAGTTTAAAGATAAAGATTTACGGATACTTTCATACAAAACACTTTTAGAAAAGTTCAATAAAAAATATACTAATCTTTCAGATAAACAAAAGAAAGTTCTTAAAGAATACATTAGTAATATTTCTAATACAAATAATTTCTCTGTATTCGTAGAAACTCAAATACCAAAACTTAAAACAAAGTTAAATTCCAAAGTAAAGAAAGTAAAGGATAAGGTATTAAAAATAAAGTTACAAGAAGCAATTAATTGTGCTGATAAATTTTGTTTAAATGAATCAAAACAAACTGATGATAATTCAGTTGTTCAATTGTTGAGATACTATGAACTCGATAAAGAACTCAGCAAAATTTGATTCTATAGTTAAGGAACTGGCAAGTAGTTTATTTAGTAAAAAGCTAAAAGAAATAACTACAACTGCCAGTATCGATCCTATAATGACACCTTATGCTTTTAGTAAAAAGGGAATGAAAAAGAAGAGGAAGAAAAATATTGAGAAACAAACTGGATATAAGTTTATTGATGAAGCTTTATCTAATGATGATATCAAAAAGATAAAGAAAGAAATAAGAAAAGAAGTATCCGATATCCTTTTTGATATTTGGGTAAAACGAAGCTCTTGGGGAGGCAAATAAATGTCAAGATATCAAGCAGATCCTAATAATAGTAAAAAACAAGTACCAAAGCAAACTGATTCACAAAATTCTGCTGGTATAGCTGTATTTGCCACAGATGCTCTAGCACAAGTTCCTAATCCTGTTGCTGGCACAATGACTTATAGTCAAGAGAGTGATAAAATTTTTATCTATAATGGAACTGCTTGGGTAAAGACAGCTGCTCTATCATAACATAGGAATATAAAAATGAATAAAAAATTATTAGTAGATGTAAGACCATTTGAAATATCTCGTCAAAAGATTGATGAGAGTATTAAAGAAAACGATGGTCGTTTAATAGTAAAGGGTGTACTACAGAGAGCTGAATCA